TCCCATTATTCCTTATCCTTGCTAGGCCACAAAGGTAGCGTGATCCCATGATGACCTGCGAACCGGCTATGAATAACTTCGTAGACTTGATTATATTCTGGCCTGTATGCCTCAGTAGTCGATTGCTTCCCGATAATGGCCTCCTGCACTGGTCGCCAGATGTTTTCCTTCACCGTGTGCTTTGACCAGGGGATAGTCCACTGCTTTCCTGTTGGCAGGCTGACCACCATCTCAAGCCCTGCGTTGTTTAGCTCAGTGGCTACCAGCTCACACCATAGGTGCAGGCTGGCATTCTGTGTATCGGTGCGCTGTTGACCAGTTGACCACTTAAAGCTGACGTACTTGTGTTGCCGGTAAAGCTCGGCAGCGTGAGCCAAGAAGCCGCCGAGTTTACTGTCGGAGTTGACCACCCACTGCTCACTCATAACCAATACTCTGCAATGCGCTTGCCGTTAATCTTAACCAGTTGAGACTTAACCTCATGCCCAACGTCCCGTAGCTCCTGAATCCTTGCTGCCAATCTAAAGCAGGCAAACAGTTGCAATGCTTCTAGTGATGTCAGTTTGTTGCCTTTTTCAAGATGTTTAAGTATCTGCTGTGTCTGTGTCATTGTTCTTCTCCTGTTAACCAGCCCATGATCTATCAGTTAAACGCTGCACTGTTTGGTCATATGTTTCTACAACTTTGTTTGACAATGATTCCTTGTCGTTTTGCTCCCAAGTGCGGATACAAGCCTTCCAGTCTTTAATTTTGTTTTTGCCTCGCATCCAACCATTTGCAGAATAGTGATCAACAAATCTTTGTGGATCAATACTGTTAGCTCTCTGATTACAGTAATCAATAACCTCGCTTAGTGTAGGAGGCGTGAAACGCTGACCGCCCTTATCTTTTACTATGGTTAATGGTTTATGGTTATTGGTTATTGGTTTATGGTTAGCATTGCCTTCGGATAGCGTTGGCAATGCGTTCGCATCCACATTATCCCAGCGTTTACGGGCTGACTGAGATGCCTTAGCAGACTTGCCCTTGTAGGCTAGTATTTCACTGTCTACTCGCGTGTGATGCCATGTGCCGTCATCATGACTAAAGAAAAACTCTTGCAATACGGTCGCAATGCAATCGCAATGCGTTCGCATACGAATGACTCTGGCAATGCTTTCAATGGTTTCTGGAAGGCCGCATTCATTGAGATAACAGTAGTCCAGCATACGCCGGTATGCTATGTCCTCAAGCGGATCAAGGTGAGCTGTGTGACTAGCGTAATCGCCGATATTGAATTGATAATAGTGCATTGCTATAATGCTTCCCGTTGTGAGTGTTGAAGCCGCATGAGTCCGTCAGAAGGTCATGCGGCTTTATTTTTTAACGCTTCCTCTGCAAGACAACTCAGCATATTTGAAAAGCTGCGTTTCTCACTTTCAGCCATTAACTTGATCTGTTCGATCAGGTTTGCCGGTATCGTAACTGATATTTTCTTTGTGTTCATGTCGTAATTATCGCTCATTATCCCACCCTCTGCAACATTGTTTTGGTCTTTCAAACACCACGCCATCAACCATAGTCAGGTAAAGCCTGCCTTTGCATTCGATCATCTTAAAATGCCCTGATGCGTAAGCTTTAACTGGTGTAGCCAGATCAATGCCCTTGCGAGGCAGGTAGACAGTAAATATGTCGTACCTTGTGCCTTTGTAAGCTGCCAAGCGACCTACCGGCTGATACTTGTCCGGCCTCATAGTCTCTAAACTGAGCCAAGGGTCTTGTGACCTGCTCTCATCTTTGTCCAGGCTGGCTGTCCAGTCTATTGCATACCCTGTTTGCCTCACTTTATATCCTCGATCTTGTTAATTGTTCGCTAATCAAAGCACACTATTTTATCAAAGTAAACTATTTTGTGCTTTACATTAAGCACCACAAGTGCTTAAATGTGCGAACACACAAACCAAAAAGAGGATATAACAATGATACACAAAGAAATCTGGCAGACCCTTAGCAGCATTGATTGTTCTGATCACGTTGAAAAGAAAGCCAACTTGACCTACCTGTCATGGGCTTGGGCTTGGGCTACCTTGATGGAGCATTACCCAGAAGCCACGTTTGAGTTTGACGAGCCAAAGGTGATGAATGACGGAACCATGATGGTGTTCTGCACTGTCAGCATTCAAGAGTGCAGCCGCAAGATGTGGTTGCCAGTGATGGACTACAAAAACAAAGCCATCAGCAACCCAGATTCTTTTGCAGTCAATACGGCAATGATGCGATGCCTCGTTAAGTGCTTGGCTTTGTTTGGCCTCGCACATTATATCTACGCTGGTGAAGATGTCCCACAGGCTCACAAGCCTGACCGCAAGCCTGATCCACTGATCAGCCAGCAGTTGCATGGCTGCACCAACATTGATGAACTCCGCGCAGTCTGGAAAGCCTTGTCACCAGAGCAGCGTGAGGCGCATGGCGATGTGCTGGCTGAAGTCAAAGAGCGTCTAGCATGAGCCTGTCACCTGATAGAGAAGGCAGGCTGACAGCAAGCGTTTTTGCGTCAGCCATAGGTGTTGGCTATGACAGTCGCCAAAAGCTCTGGAGGCAGCTCACAGGGCGCGAGGAACGCTTCACAGGCAATGCTGCAACTGAGTGGGGCAAGGATAACGAGATACACGCCATAACAGCCTATGAGGTCGCTACAGGCGACATCGTGCAAAGTGCTGGTGGTAAGCAGGGTTTTGTTATAAGTCCGACTCACGACTGGCTGGGATGCACTCCTGATGGTTATGTAGGCAGTGACATCGTGGTCGAGGCCAAGTGTCCAGCGTCTATGAACTTGTATGGGAAAGTGCCAGATAATTACATGCCGCAAGTGCAGGGACAGCTTTTCATAACTGGGCGCAAGTTGTCGCACTTCGTGTGCTGGACACCAGAAGGTCTGGAGGTGCATGAAGTGCCGTTTGATGAAGAATATTGGCATGTTTGCATATTTGCACTGTCAGAGTTTTACAGTTGCTGGAAGTCAGATTTAGAGCCACCAAAACGCAAGAAACCAATTTTACCAACAGTTAATTATGTGAGGATTGTATGAGCAAAGTAGGTGTTAAATTATCCATTGATGTATCAAAGATCGACAAGGCTCTGCTGTACAAAGGAGCCAAAGGAGTTTACCTGTCAGCTACCGTGTTTGTGGATATCGACCAGGCTGATCAGTATGGAAACCACGGCATGATCACTCAGGATGAGACAAAGGAGAACCGTGACGCTGGCAAGAATGGAGCGATCTTGGGTAACTGCAAAGTTTTTTGGAAAGATCAGCAGCAGCAGCCAAGCGCAAAACAGCACAGCAATCACGGCAGGCAAGTACCGAAGCCAGCACCTGCTTATGATGACTTTGATGACTCCGAAATTCCATTTTAGGGATAAACCATGAGCGCATATTTGGAAGAAGAGATACTAGACTGGGCGCATGAGAAAGGAATCTTGGGCGCAAAAGGCCGAGGAACTGAAGCAGGTCAGCACATGAAAACGCTGGAAGAGGTTGAGGAGCTTACCCACGCACTGGCTGACCGCAACCTGGCTGAGATTGCAGACGCTATTGGCGACATCTACGTCACCCTTGTTATCCAAGCTGAGATGCAAGGGCTGCGGATGTCAGAGTGCATCGAGGGAGCCTACAGCGTGATCTCAAAGCGCACTGGCAAGATGGTCAACGGCCAGTTCGTTAAGGGTGGCAAGTAATGGAATCGCATACGTTTGTAAAGGCTCAGGCTGCGCTTGGCTACGACAACGCTAGGATGGCTGCTGAGATCGGCTTGTCAGAAAGAATGGTGGTTGCCATGAGGTCAGGCGAACGGTTGATCAGCATCAAAACCTCAGTAGAGGTTAAAACTGCAATTAAAAGGCAAATTGATTGCTTGAAAGCATTGCAGAAGTGCTTAAAATAAAGCACAATTAAATGACACACACAGAAGGAGTTAAGAAAATGCGAAGAGAACCTTCAGTCACAGAAGTCTTTGTTAAGCTGGGCATTGAGTTTAAGGCCAGTTTTGACATGGTGACAGACGATGACGGCGAATCATGGCTTGTACTTGCAGGAGAGTACATTAACGGCAAGCGCGATTATTTGCCGCCAAGAGTTGAAGCCAAGCTGTACGAGATGGCTGATCAACAGTGCGAATATGATTGGGAGAACAGGCCATGCTAATGAGCAGATGGATTTTGTGTCAATACACAGACGAAGGGGAAATGACAAACCCTGAGTTTGTTGACGCTCCGGATGACAGCATGTGGTGGGTTGATGGCGTAGGTGCATGTCATGTGGTTAAGGAAAAGTGCCGCATCTTGGGCTACCCAAGCCGAATAGCCAGGGTGCTGCACCCAGATGAAACATAACCAACACTATTTAACTTATTTGCTGCACCGCATCAGGTGCAGGGAGGCATTATGATCGCCATCATTGAACCAGATCACAAAGTTGTTTGGGGTATCGGGTCTACGCCTGAACAAGCCAGAGCAATGGCAGAAAAGGAGATTGCCGAGAAGCCACACTTTAAAGTCAACAAGTTGGAAGTGGCACACCTTAAGCCAGGCGCGGATTTGACTTGTGCTGGTGATCTTTTGTGGCAATGGGTTATTCAATCGACAGTAAACGACACCAACACTGTGCAGCACACGTTGTTTTAAAGCACACACAACAGCGCCACGGCGCAGGAGAATAACAAATGACACATGTGATTGTATTATTTATCGGCCTGCTGTCAGGCTACCTCGTAGGCTCTGCCGGTGTGCGTTACCAGCGCAGTGATGACATCCAGAGGCTCATCGACATTGATGCCAAGCAGCGCAAAGCTGATGGCATACACAGGGTCGGTGACATACACACTGAGTACCAGGCACATGAGTGCGGAGCCGGAAGGCCGCGTGAGGTGGCAAGATGAGTCCAATGACATCGGCAAAGTTAACAAACAAGCGATGCATGTGTCCTACTTGTAAAGAGGTATTCAGCACTTTAAGCAACTTTGACAGACACCGTGTGGGTACGCATGGGGAACGGGTTTGCGTTGCTCCTAGCTCAACAGGCATGGAGATCAAACATGGTTCAAGCGGTACTTGGTGGGGAATGCCTGGGAGGATTAAAGAATGAAAGATGTAATTGACACGGTGACCAGGATGAAGACGTTACGAGAGGCTGAGGCAAAGCGGATGCTTAAAGAGGCAAGCATCATCTGCGGCACTATAATTGTGCTGGCTGTCATCATTATTGTTGTAGGCGTGAGGATAGCTTAATGTTAGACAGCGCATTTCTGGTGTACGCTATTGAACAGAAACAAGATCAGCTAAAGGTAAAGTGGTTGGATCAAACGCGAACGGAAATAACAATATTAAAACGGAGACTATTAGAAAATGAAAACCTGCTCCGACTGCCCAGCGTACCGACTGACAAACACTAATGCGGTAGGTTATTGCCCGATTAATCACAGGCAGGTCAGAAAAGGTTATATCATGATGCCTGAAGGCTATTGCCCAAAACCGAACCAAGCTCAACTCATTGAGATACTGGAGCAGATGAAACGTGATGCGATATCAGAAGCAGGAAAAGGATATTAAGGAACGGCTTGAGTTAGACATCAAGATGTATCTGTCTGCCGGCAACAAAATTGATGTGCGTAAGCCTGGTGAATCAGTAGCAGTAGATGGCACAAACCAATGGCCTGCCGGTTTTTACAATGACGACAACATTGCCTTCCACAAGAAACGTCCGAGGCCGCGATGAAGTTCGTCACCTACCCATCTGGAAGCGTCCTGTGCTGCGCTCCACACGATTCTGGGTCAATCATGGCACTATGTAGCGACATGCACCTATCGTTGCAGGAGCGTCACGATAAAGCCCAGCAAGAGGTGCAGGAGATACTGGACAGACTAGCCGCCGGAGAGGAATAGCGCCCTCTCCGCTTCTCTGCGCCGTTCTAGTCCTCGCAGTACCACGCCGTTTGCTTTTCGCCACTTCAGGAACTCATCTGCCGCAGCAGCGTACTCGGCTCGTTTGTACTTCATTATTAGGGTGGAAGCCTGCAAGTTGCCTAAACCAATATTGAAAGCCAGGCTTGTAAGTGAATCCAAGTGGCACTGATTATCAGCAGCAGCAGGACAGTATCGTAATACGCCATTCGTAAACCGTAATAAATCTTTTTCAAGAAGCGAATCAATTTCGATAGCATCCCACACCCGATCATGTTCTGGCTTAAGTGGATAGGAGGCTCTCTCAGGCGTTTTGAGCCTCGCTTGGTCTGGGTACAATACATGCCCATACCCTATTGTCCAAAGCCCAGCAGGGCAGCAATAAGGGCTGTTGTGGCAACCCTCAAAGCTCTTGATTAACTGGATGCCTACTTCTGATATTGTCATGCTTGACGCTTATTCCACGCTTGTGAACCGAACCAGAAGCTCAATATTGCCGCAAGCATGGCAAGTTCATCATCACTGAACACAATCTCCATCGCTTCGGCAAACGCGATGCCAGTCGAGTAGGCA